TGGCGTAAGCAGAAGGCCATACTTTGAATTTGGACTTAGCAGCGCTTACTGCCCGAGAATGTAGCTCTTTGTCAGTGAATGTCACGTCACCACGGACTTTCTCTAGATCACGAGGCAGAAATAAGCCAGCAGCGTCTTGCACTTCACGGCTTCCGTCCATGGGAAGCGTGCCGTTCTCCTCGTTCATAGGATCACGACCACCAGGAGGCACTGCCATTTTCCCGTCACCCCCTTTCTGAGTGGAACCACCCCCAGCTTGAGTGGAAGACTGGGGAAGTTCCCGCACTACGGACGGATCCAAGGTGAGTTCCATGCTCCACTCAGAACCGCCGTAACGAGCATCTGCCACTTCCTTGGGACTCAGCACGCCAAGCTGGATGTAACGACCGTCTACGGCCGCCACACGCGCCCGTACGTCGGCCATTTCACGCTCATTAAGCTCGAACAATGGATTGAAAGAAATGCGCCATGATTCAGGGAGTTCTCCTTTCGTGGGGCCTTCCTTGCTAAGCATGATCATTTCCATCAGTTTCTTGATGGGCCGTTTGAAATGAACGCTTTGATAATCAGCAAGCGTTTTGGCGAAATCACGCTCTTCACTGCGACCAGTGGAGCCAAGCCCGCTCGGACTTTCGCCAAACAACACTGTATGGGGAATCTTACTGGCGCCAATAATATCAACGCGCAGCTTTTCTAAGATTTCTCCAATGCCGCCAAAGTTGCGACTAATAAATTCAAGCTCTTCTTTCTCCGCATCAATCGCGTAGCCGCGATAGATGCTCTTGCTCATATCGTTCACTTGCAAGCGATCACGAATGGAGCTTTCCTTGCCAGCAGCAAGCATTGCCGCAAGGCCCCTCACTTTATGAACAAAGATGTCAAACTCCGTGAGGAGCGTTGCTGCTGAATTCAAGCCCGTCCAATAATGACGGAAGCTGTCATAAACAGTTTGCAAACTGCTCATGCCCCATCCATAGTTCCTTTGCCTAATGCGATATGGCAGCCAATCGCCATCAAAACGAAGAATGCGGTCTTTGTGAATATAAGAAAGCTGCGGCTGGTTAATTAAATCTCCAGAGATGATCTGATAATAAGTGGCTTTTGAATAGTCGTATAAGTTTTCTTCGTTAATAACGGGCGCAATTTGCCATCGGTCCAAGCACTCAATGTCCTCGATGCGACGGATATTCCGTTTATCGACAGGCATGTAAGCGGGACGCCCATCGTCAATAAAAAGAAGTAGACAAGCACCCCCATAAAGGCGGGCGTTCTTTGCTGCGAGGTTGAGATGTTCGAGGATGTAGAGGTCTTCAATTACTTGCTCAATTCCTTGCACTTCTTCGGCCCTAACGCCATCGCCACCAAACAATACTTTGAAGCCTTTTCGAGTGGCCTGGTCAGCATAAATATCAACAATGCGACGAGGAAGCCATTCACCATAAAGATTTTCTAGTTCTTCTTGCGCCAGAAATACTGTGGCTGTAGTTTTAGTATATTGCGCCTTGTCACGACCAGTGCCCATGCCAATGAGCACGTTCTGGAGGCCATCAGCCCTCACTCCGCCACTACCAACGTGACCAAGATCAATTGCGTCGCTTTCCATAAGCTTTATTTATGGCCATGATGTGTTGCTTTTATTCTAGAACCCGGCTACATTGTCACGTAGCTTATGCACACTATGGCTAGCTTTGGCATTGTTTTCCATTTCAGCGAGGAAGACAAGGAGCTTGTGCGGACGGAAGCCATGCGCAGGCAGCGTTTCAATGAGAGAAAAGGCTTGAAAGGGCGCAATGGAGGCCCGAAAGAGGGGGAGAAGGCGCTTTTCGCTCACAAGCTTGGCGCTGCGGGCGAACTGGCAGTGGCAGATTATCTCCATCTACGGGAGTTTCTTTATCAAGAAACAGAAGCCATTCGCGGATCTTTTGATCTACCTCCCAACATCGACGTGAAAACACGCTCTCGTCATGACTATGATCTCATCTGCCAACTAGACGAGAAGCCCGGAAAAACTTTAGTGCTGGTTACAATTCAAAACAAAATCACTCTTCTCCATGGTTGGATAAAGAGTGAAGATGCCATGAAGGAACAATGGAAGAAAGATCCTGCAGGCGGAAGACCAGCTTATTTTGTTCCTCAATCTGCATTGCTTCCTCTTGTAGACTTGCGCCATGCTGAAATGTTCTGACTTTTCCAAGCACGCTCTCAAGCTGGATCTCTATCCACAGCAGGCAAAAATCCTTGACAATTTCTTCCAGCCAGACAAAAGCCATGCAGTGTGGGCTCTTGGACGACGATCAGGCAAGACTGTCATGGCAGCAGTGGCCTGCGTCTATATGTGCTTCGTCCTGGAGGATGAATATCGCAGGCGCGTAAGAAAAGGCGAGAAATGGTACATCGTGACCGTAGCAAACAGTCAGGACCAGGCTCGCATTGCTCTCAATAACATTCGCCAGCTCATTCTTGATAGCCCTTTCGCTCAAGAAATTGTCCGCGAAACTGCCGACATCATTGAACTGAGCAATAACTGCGTATTCAAGGCCATCCCCACTTCAGGCCGTGCTGCTCGTGGCCTTGCTTGCGCAGGCGCAGTATTTGACGAGCTTGCCTTTGCCACTGAAGGCGATGCAAACAGTGGTGGTCGTGGCATTTACGACGCGCTTTCTCCTGCCATTGCTCAGTTCGGAGGGAAAGGACGCATCCTTGAACTCTCCTCGCCATGGCTAACAGACGGCATCTTCTATCAGCATTTCAAAGAAGCAAGCTCTGGAAGATTCCCTTTCATGCAAGCGGTGAATCTCCCAACATGGGAGATGAACCCAAGCATTTCGCAAGAGTTTCTTGACACAGAGAGACAGCGTGACCCGGAGAAATTTAAAGTTGAGTATGGGGCGCAATTCGCAAGCAATCTTTCAGCCCTCGTTGCAAGCGATGTTATTGATGCCTGTATTGATGACCGTAGAGCGGCTCTACCACCACGCCCTGAATTCCAAGGGGCCTATGTACTTGCCCTGGACCCCGCCCGTGGTGGCGTTGGTCGTGACGACTACACTGCTTGTATTGTTCACTATGAAAATGGCACGTTAGTTGTTGATAAATTCCATTCATTCATGGCCGATTTTGAAATCAATGGAAGAATGGAAGTGAATATTAATGCAGTGGAAGATTGGATTAAGGAGCAACATCGTCTATATGTGTTTGACACTATTGTGATGGACCAGTTCAATAGCGCTGGTACCATTCAAAGCTTGTCTAGTGATTTGCCCATCACGGAACTTACGTGGACAGTTAGCTCCAAGATGAAAGCATTTAGCAAGATGCGCGAATTGTTCAATGCAGGACAAATCAACGTCTATCGCCACGAGAAAGCAATTATGCAGTTAAAGAATCTCACAGTGATTTACAAACCAAGTGGACAATGGAGCGTTACTGGTGGCAAGGCATCGGGGATTGACGACTTGGCATTTGCAATGGCAGGTGCAATTCTTGCCGCCAGTAAAGACGATGACATTGGTTGGATTGAAAGTCTCATCTCTTAGTATGATTTTCAAACAATAGTTCTCCCATGAAATGAAGAACAGCGAATTAACTATGCAGGAGGCAAAGTTCCTTATTTCTTTGCTTGAATGCGGAAGCTCCAATAGGCAAACTGCCTTACAGCTTCTTGCTGCTGAACATCTCTACGTTCCGGCGTTACTTCCAAAGCTCCAAACCCATGTAAAACGCTTGAAGCAAATTGAAACCTTGGAGCAGGCTTACGACGCAAACGACGGATTTTTTCCCGAGAACGCTTCCTTAAGAGAATATGACGTTTGACTGGCAAAGACCATGCTATGCTTTTGAAGCTTTCGCGAAGCACGCTGGCCAGCGTTAGTTCAACAAGGAACAATGGTTTCAGGCGCCATTGTTCTGTACCAGGGGAAAGGGGAAACGGGCCAACCCGTTTTCAAATGCCGTACAAAGCGGATTGAAGCCCCGCTCGGCGCCCCTTTGTCCATGAGCCCTCGTAGTCCAATCGGAAGAGGCAAGCGACTTAAAATCGCTTCAGTGTGGGTTCAAGTCCCACTGAGGGTATATTGTCATTCCAATGGCGCACCACGCCAGCAACAATAAAAACATTCGTAGCCAAGTACGACATGAATATAAAAGTGCGCATAAGCGCTACCATGTCTGCTTCTCTGTGGCAGTTACTTTCCTTGGCCCCTAGCGCCTTCGCCCACACCCTCCATAGCCTCTTCCTGCTCATAAATCCAAGCCTTTAGCTCTCTAACGTACTGCCTAATAATGGCAGCTTTTTCAAGATGCCACTGGTCCATGGTGAGAAAATATTGAGCATTGTGCCAATCAATGGCTCGCAAGGATTGGTAGATAATGGGATTGAGCGGTTCACGCAGTGGCGTGTTGAAAGTCCTGCGCTCGGTCATTGGAGGAGAAATAAAGCATCGCCTCGTCCCAATGAATGGGCGCGAAGTTGTGTTGTTCTACACAACAATTAAGATAGCGCTTATCCAGACTTCCATCGGTATTCCTTACGTTGTGACAATGCAAATGACCGTGAATATTTCCTTTAAATCGTTGCTCAAACAATTCTGGATGGAGAGGAATGTGGCTCATCATGAATTCATGATGATAGAAACATCCGCGAATGTCATCAAAATATTGTGCATAATCTTGAAGTTTGAAAATATCGTGATTGCCCCTCACTAATACTTTCCTTCCATTGAGCTGCTCCAGAATCTTCAGCCCGCGACGAGCAATTGCAACGTCACCAAGCACATAGATGCGATCCTTAGACTTCACGCGCTTATTCCATTGTTCCACCATGAACGCATCGCCTTCTGCTGCGTCCTTAAATGGACGCAACTTCTCGCCATCAGGCCTTAAAAATGTATAGGCCTTATCGTGCGCAAAGTGATTGTCTGACGTGAGCCAGCAGTTCAACATGGTTCAATGGAGAAAAGGCGCTGCTGGGAATCGAACCCAGTATTCCATGCTATCTGCATGACGTGTGCCAACACTTCAGGGCCAGAAGCCCCCTGTTTGAGCATCATCTCTAGAGACCATTTTGTTGGCGCCAACAAATTGGTTTCCGTCTGAGAGCTAAGCTTGGGGGCGAATCACGCAAACGCGGCGACCAGAAATTTCCAGTCCGTGCGCTGCTCTCCACTGACAAAGCAATGGAGGGAGGTTTTGTCGGTTACCATCCGACCCCCGACAGGACGAACCTTTGGGATTTTACCTCGTTTTCATTCGGGCGATCCGAAGAACGCATGACGGTGATTGTCGACCGCGGTGATGGCTTAAGCGTGAAGCGATTAACAAGCGCTAATCGCTTCAGAGGCTTAAGCTCTGTCAGCCCGATGCTAACGCAGAGCGGGAACAGCAATAGCCTAATGCCTAGCTGAAAGCAGAGAAAACTGCTTGAAGATTTAAATCAGGCGTATGCCGCTGCAAGTGTAGCATTAAGCCCTGCCGTAGGAAGGCAGATTAGTATTCGCTGCTTCAAAGAACGCAGGCATCCGGCTCCGTTGTGTTTCCGCAAGACCATCGGCCTTTCCTTTCTCAAACAAGCTATCGCTTTGCTTGAGCCAGAAATCCTTATTCAACCATTTATTCTCACTCATACCCAGCGCATCAAACGCCCACAATGCAGTGGCGCGACGCAGTTTATTCAGACTCTGACCAGCATCTTCGCCAAGCTCCTTAGCCACAAGACTATGCACGCCAACATGCGTAATTTCATCACGGCTAATATCAGCAGCCACAGTGCGAATGCCCATGTCGCCATTGAAACGGAAAAATGGCAACACGACAAAGAAAATGCTGCGCTCCAAAATAGCGGCCTTCAAAATGGGATGGGCAGGATGCTCTTGCCATGCCTCCAGAATGCCTTCAACTTCCTTCTCGGCCTTTTCATCGGAACCATGGGCGGCAACGATGTAGTTAAGGGCCTGGTCGTGACGCTGCTCATCCTCTTGGTTATGCCGCAGCGCTTCCACAATGCCAGGAGTAGAGGGCAGGTCACGCTCTAAGCCCTGCTCCAGAAAGTCCTTCACAGGAAGCTCCAGATGACGCAGAGCCAGCAGCTTGCCAAGCGTAGCCTCACTGCCCTCTTGCACCATGCCCTTGTCCACGGCAACAGCTTGCCAAGGCCGTTTCTTGGCAATCATCGACAGATAGGGGCTCTTCGTAGTCATGGTTGTGGTATCGTTCAATGGTGTGTGAGGAGAAAGGGGCCTTCTGGCCCCTTCTTTTTCATTCGGCGCAAGCAGCGCAGAATCCAGCCTCTACGGAACAAGACGCAGAATCCTGATCAGCCTCTTCATCGAGGCCAAACATGCTCTTAAAGTCATCATCCAACGCAGCATATGCGTCGTCCTTGCGCTGAGTATCAGGCAGGACTTGCAAGCTGTAATAGAGGCTCGTCTGAGGAGAGTCTAGCCAATCCTTCAGGAATGCTTCGTCATAAATGACCACATCTGACCATGAATTAAATGAATAACCATGGAAAAGACCAGTGCGTTGATACAACTGCACTAGACCATTTGCAGCTTTATAGAAAGCCTCCCAGCCCACTTCAGCAGCAGTTTCTACATCGCCATAGTCAAAGCTTTCCACGCCAAATGTGCCTGAATCACGATCAACAGTACGAGCAATGGGAGGAGCAATTTCAGGAGCAGTTGTGAAGCCCCTGGTGTCCAGATAGCGATAGGAACACGATGCAGTGGGAGCAATGCAGAAGGCACGTTCCATTTCATGCTCACGAGCAATCTCCGCAGCCTTCTGAATGCCCTGGTCGATTTGCCACACTGCTTCGCCAGAAATGGTGCCCTTCCAGAAATCATCCCATGCGCGAGGATCCTCAGCAAGATAGGCTTCAATGGCATTGCCAAAATCTTTGTAGCTAATCCCGTGAATGGCAAGGAAATTAGCGAGGCCGAGGATTCCGAGGCCGATTTGCTTATCAATGGAAGCAGGAAGATATTCTCCAGTGTTACCAACGCCAGTTTTGGAATGCAGCTCGCAAAGCTGCATCATGCCTTCAACAAAAGCTCCTTGAATATTGTCCAGCGTACATGCACCCAAATTAACGTGCTGAAGCAGGCAAGTACCACGATGCGGAAGATATACTTCCAAGCAGACATTAGCCCGGACGCGCTCTCCTCGTGCGTTATAGCGGATTTTGTTGAGCCAGAGATCGCCAGAAGAGATGGCACGAAGACAGGCATTAATCAACTCGGGAGACGATGCGGAAAGAAAATTATCATCAACATTCAAGCAACGCTTCACCCAAGGAAGCTCGCTGCGCGAAGCATTGACAAATTCAATGGCATCAGGATGCGTATAGTCAAGATGCAGCACTACAGCGCCATTTTTATATAAACCGCCCCTACGCAAAATCTCATTAAGCGTGGAATAAATCTTTCCAAAACTTACTGGTCCGCTTGCCACCAAGCCTTTGCCATTTTCAGCGCCCCTTTCACGCAAAGAAGACAAATGAACAGCGACCCCCGCACCATTGCGCAAGCCATGGCTAACAAACCGCCAAGACGCTTCAATGCCATCTTCGCCTTCCATTGAATCTTCCACATTGAACACTGTGCAGCTCACTGGCAAGCGTCCATCAGGGCTATCCAGCCAATCCTGCACCCTGCCAGTACGGGCAATCGGCTCACATTTTGCCTTTTCCTTCAGCTTCATAAGACGACAAAGGCCCGCATCGCGGGCCGAGAATCAACCAAGGCAGGCTAGCGCAAGAAGACCATGGGAAAGAGAAAGGAAAGCTTTAATCGCAAAGCCCCTCTGGGTCATCCGTTGCCAACAAGTCCTTCACAAACAATTTGGCTTCATTGGTAGTGCGGAAATAATGTGGCTGGCCATTAATGGCAGCAAACCATTGAAACTCTGGCTTGCTAAAGCATGGCCACAATTTATACGGACCAATATTAAATGGTTGACGATCAGGCAGTCCCCACATGATGCTTTAGCGAAGATCATCTTACGCTAGTTCTTTTCTATGAAATGAAAAGCAGCATTTAATACAATCTTTCTTTTTAATCAAGCCTTAAGCTTCTTGCGCTCTTGCGTTTCTGCGTATTTTCCTTTTCTGTCTTGATAAGCTCATTTTCTCCCTTCGGAAGCAAGGCGAAAGTTTTGCCAGGCTTTTTCAAAATCATTTCCTCCTCTTCCAATGCAATGAGCTGGTTGTAAATTGTTTTCGCCTGATAAGCATCACGATTTGCTTCGTGATGAATGATGGCATTAGACGTGGGGAAATAATCACAAGCCTCAATGTCCCCAATAGCCCATAGCACAAATGTGCGAGCATTCTTCACATAGCGAGGCAAGCGCTTCTCCTGATGCAGCACTTCAAGAGACTGAGCCAGCCCTGGTCGCATTGGCGTCCATTGAATGCGACTTTCATTCCTGTTGCCAAATTTAATCTTCGCTTCCAACGTCTGACAAGGTGCTTCGCTTTCAAGATATTTCTTGATTGCAATGGAAAGATGAAACCATTCGCCTGCATGACGCGAATTTTCAAAGCGCTCGTGTAAATCCTGTTCATCATCTCGATTCGCCTCGAAGGCCTTGACGACGATCAGCGTGTCTGGCGATGACGTGAGGAACGACGCAAAGCGGTCTCCTAGCGACGTGGAGAAGCCGATTTTGACATGGTACGGCATGCTCGCCCATTGCACGAAATACACCCAGCCTTCTGTTTTGCGCTTTTTCTGCTTGGGCTGAACCATGCTTGCACCGCTGAAAGACCTCACTATACCTGAATAGGGACAACAGGGACAAAACAACTCCCAACAGCGTGAGTTACGATAGACGTAAGCGAAGCTGCGGCCTCATACGGGCTAAAAGCAGCTTCCTGGCTAGACGACGCTCCTTAAGCCAGTGCCTCAAGCGAGCGGAGTTCCCCAAAGGAACGGAGCGTCTACTGGCAAAGGCTAAGCTAGCCGCGATGGACTAGACCAGCGAAGCCCCCAAAGGGCGGAGCGTTCTAGACGAGCGGCGAAAATAAAAGGCCCGCGTCAGTGATCAAGAGCTGACTCAGTCTCATGTGATGAGTCGCTGAAAGTGTGCTCACTGCTGGGAAAAACAAAAAATCATTGGTTTCAATCTAAAAAGCTTGATCAGCGGCCCCTTAAGGGCCGCTTTCTGGCATTAAGAACGATGCAAAGGGGGAATGCGCGAATCGTTAGCGCTAGCTTTTGATTAGTGCATCATTCCGCCCCTTAATGGGGCTCCATTGGTCTAGCTAATCGTCTGAAACGCTTCATCTGCGCCCTCTGCGAGGGCTTGATTCAGCGTAGTGCTACTAGTGTTTTGTCTTGTAAGATTTGCAGACTGACCCGTTTTCCATGTCGATTGGAAAAGTTTGCTTAAAGTGCAGCGCCCAGAAGCCACATTCATCCTTTTACCCTTCGGGCGTTTCTCCTGATTGGTACATGCCTGTTTGCATTTCTTGTATGGCCGACGACTTGCCAGCGTGGAGTCAGCGTCGACAACAACGCATTATCAGTGGTGAACCACGCGAGATAACGAAAACTCAAACGCAAAGCACTGCTCGCAACAAAAAATCCGCGTTCAAAAGTCAGCAAGCCGAAGATGCTTATCTACGCGAAAAAGAAAAGCAAAATAAAAACATACACAAGGGATCGTTTGTCTACTACTGCGCATGGGCAGATCGCCCTGATGCAGTTAAAATTGGCTACAGCACTAATGTCTTTGAAAGGATGAAATCCTTTCTTACAAGCTCATCTAGCGATCTTTGGCTGATAGCTGTGCAGTCAGTAAAAGGAGTCAGAGAAGAACAGCGTCTCCATAACCGATTTAATTCGCTCAGGATTCGCGGCGAATGGTTTCGCTTTGAAAGCGACCTCTTGCACTACATTCCCACCATTGATCAAACTCTCGCTTTTGAACATTTTCAAAATTTTCCCGACCATTACAAATCTTCAATTTATGTCCCGACTATGGCTTCCTTTATTGAAAGCAATTTTTAGTGCTGGGTATAAATACTAAGCCAAAAAAAATAGATGATTTTTGGTCGCACATTTCGGAGGGTATACCGCGCGCCCCCACACTTAAACCCCCCTGCTACTGCGCTGCATCAACGGATACCGTTTCACAATACGTTACAAAGGGTTTTCCACAGGCCTGTGGAAAAAACCTCCCCTAAGTGGAGAGATTATCCCTTACTTCCCCAAGACAAAAGCCCGGCACTACTGCCGGGCTTCATGCCGTCACTCAACCTATGGGCTCAAAAGGGCCCGTAACGGGCTTCCAAGGCTTCCAAGGCCGAACTGTAAGGAGATGCCACACCGGAGGCTGTGAGCGTTCCTAGGGGCGCTTCCAGCGCTTCCAGCGGCTGAGAATTCTGCCAGGCTTCCAAGGCCGCCAGCACCGCTAAGGCCTGATCGTTGGTAAGGGCTAAGCGGATCACTTGCCCGCCTCCACCGCGCCCACTTCCCGGCGGATACGTTGCCAAACCGTCCACGTGATCGCCTGAACTTGCGCGGCACTGTAGGCAGTGCCCATAGCGGCGTTGATCGTTTGAGCAGCATGCCCATACGCTGCAGAGATACTTTTGTAGAGTTTGGGCGACAGTTTGGGCGTCTTGGTAGTTGGCACGTAACCACCTAGCCAGATAGCATAGGCGTGGCCATCAACGCATACGGCTTCATTGTTGCCGAGAATGCAACTATAAAAGGCGCGCACTTTCAAACCGCCAAGAACGTCTAGAGGCTGAGCGCCGGCCAGTATCTGTAGGGCTTTGCTTTTGTTGCCGTTAAAAGTGCTCACCTTTACTGCTGCAGCATCGGCGAGGGTGCCAGCACTGAATGCTCGGCACAAGCGTTCTGCGTCTGCCTGATTCCGCGGCCAGCGGTTGTTTGGGCTTAGCGCTGCAGTAACGCCAGCAACCGTGGAGACTGGCAAGCCGGTTGCTTGCGCAACGGTTGAGCAGAATTGAAGCGCGTCCGCGTACCATTGCGCGCCTTTCAAAAGCTCAGCAGAGTTTGCATGAAAGAACACTGCCAGAATGTTGCCGTGGGAGAGATGCATCATCAGAGTTTGGGAGAGTTTGCGAGAGTTTGGAAGGAATCAGCGCACAAGCTTTTGCGGCTGGAATTCCCCGGTTGCGATACAGGCCGCGGCCTGTAGAAGTATTTCGCTGCGCAACATCCAATGAATCTCGCTAGGTGCGGTGTTGCAGGCATGCTCGAAAGTAAGCATCTCACCGTTGAGCGTGGAATCGGCGTCCACAACGATGTGGTGATAATCGTGCACGGCCCGAAATAATGCGTTCTCTATGTCAGTTAGGAAGGGATGAGAGATGCTTTCAATTGAAATAAAAAGGACGCCGCTTTCGTCCCATCTCTGCAGCATCTCCGGGAGAGGGATATCACAGGGTTCAAACCGCACTATCACGGGAATCCGTTGGAATTCCGCACGGATCCAGCCGCGCAACATTGCGAGCTCGCGATCGGTGGGCACTGCTGCAGGCGCCTGTAGGTATTCCGCGGCAAGCGTATGGGCAAGCGTGGGAGCGCTCGCGATAAAGGCCGGGAGTTCGGGCTCAGTAACAGGCACCACGTAGGCGCCTTTTACGTGGTCGCGGATGGTGCGGAGGTTTGAGTCAACGATGGTGCCGCCGCCGCTGAGTGCGTCAGTGGTCCAGCCAGGCAGGAGATGGCAGCACCAGCCATCGGGTTCACGTTCAAGAGACTGAACGCCGGGAAGGGCAAGGATCGCCTGCGCGGCCTTGGGAAGCGTATGGGCTGCAGCAGCAAAAGGGGAAGTCACGGCCTTTTGGCGGAGAACTTGCCCATATAAAAGGAATTCCCGGCCGCTGTGAACCCCTGATAAGGAGCGCCGATAGAAAGGCCGTAGAAAGGCCACGCATTAGCGGATACGCTTATCAGTGCCCGGAATCGCCCACAATGACAAGCTGCGCTGATCAGTCGACGCGCCACGTTCGCGCCTACAGGATCGGCGCGCCAATCCGGCCGGATTGTCACACTGCGCAACATTGTCACCTACTGGCGCGAATTCTCGCGCGGTTCTGCTCACTTACTGGCGCGCGCAGTTCTGCTCATCTACTGCCACAGAATCGCAGCCACATAACCTCACCTACTGGCGCGCGCAGTAAGCGTAGGCCACTGCTGCGCAATCCGCCGCCCATAGAGTTGCCGACTGACGCGACGAGTAAGCCTCACCTAGCGCGGGTCAGTAAGCCTCACCTAGCGCGGGTCAGTAAGCCTCACCTAGCGCGGGTCAGTAAGCCTCACCTAGCGCGGGTCAGTAAGCCTCACCTAAGGCCGCTATGGGTAAGAGTGAAGAACTGGCGCGGCTGAGTAAGAGTGAAGAACTGGCGGTCGTCAGTAGGCATCACTTAAGGCCGGCAAGAGCAGGCATCACTTAAGGCCGGCAAGAGCAGGCATCACTTAAGGCCGGTACGGTTAGGCAAGAGAATGCGCCTTGACGCATAACCCCACAATGCGGCAGGGCACACTGAGAACGATTATCATGATCATTCTCGTGAGAACGATTATCGCTATAGATACGCCTCTAGCCAGTTCCAATTCCCCTAGATACGCCTCTAGCCGGGCCTCAGATAGGAAACCAGCCGGGCCTTGCAGCCCGGCTTTTGCTTTGTCAAGCATTCTCCTTCCAGCAATCAATAATTGCTCTTCCATTGTCATCAAAGCGAAAAATTGCCCATTGGCAGTAATGCGTGCCAAAAGCAATGGCTTGCTGTTCGCTAATGCCTGTCACTGCCCAACTAGCTTCTTGCCAGGAGCCATCAAGAGACCGTCCCACCACTTCCTCCATTGAAACGCCTGGGAGCTGCTGTAGGCGCCTTTGGAGGGAGCGATGCAGGGAAAGGTTTGCGACATCATCTAAGGGCTCTGAGAAAGGGCAGCAGGCAGTGATGACAAACGTGGGAAGCGCAGACGGCCGCCAGGGCTTGCCTTGTAAATCAACGAGAACAGTGGAAGCAAAAGCTTGAGCAAGCATGAAAACGAGAAAATAAAAGAAAAGTGCCTATTGGCACTGGCATGAGCTTTGTTGGCGCTAAAGCTTATCAAGCCATTGTTGAATCTTTTGTAATGCAGACTGTTCGTCGTTGCATTTACACTTGCGAAACTTAGCAGTGTTTAGGCCTTTAGAAATTAGCTCCAGCTTGCCATCAGAAAGACAAAAGATGCCATATCTTGAATTATGAAAAATGTTGTTAATCCATAAATCCTGGCTATCAGCGCTCACTTTAAAAAAGACAGAACTGTGACCACCAAGAGACATGGTTTCAGTGTGGATGTAAGGAAAAGTCATTTTAGTCTCAGTTGTTTTCAATAATGCGGAAGTCAGGATCGTTATTCTTCTTTATCCATCGACATTGATTTAGTTCAGGAAACACTACAAAAAGCTTGTCGTGATGGTCCTGCTCAACAATGCCAGTGACGAGTTTGGCGCCAATACGGCTTTTGCCTTTCTTGCTGATAGCAATGATGTTAATAGCGTCTTGCATAGTTTGAAGGAGAGGAACGGGGCGCTTTAATGCGCCCCTTGTCTAAATCAAGCAGCTTCAGAAGCCCAGCATTTCACGAGATACATAATATCGTCGCTGGTCTTATTGAAGAGACGGCTGAGGGTTTCCATTTTGCGGCCCATCATCATCTGGCCATCTTCATGCTTGGCGATGCAGGCAACGCCCACTACAAAGAAGCCGCAGCCAGGTTTGCCTTCATTGATGAACTTGGCAATCAAAGAGATGAGCTGCTCTTCATCGTGCTTGATGAGAAGGCCGCCAGCGTTAACAGTGAATTCCATGGTGAAAAGCAGAGGAGAGGCTCGCGCCCCGTTGACTTGCTAACAATACAGCCAAGAGGCCCCGTTTCTGGGGCCTGTAATAATGCTTAACAATTAGGCCAGTTGCTCCTGAAGACGCTTCCACATCCATTGTTCCCTGGTAGAAGGGCGAAGCAGCTCATAGCCCTCGTGGTCAACGATGGCATCGCCAGCGCTATCTACGTGCCCTTCTAGCTCACGCTGCCAGATGCCCCTGCAGGCCCCATCGGGGCCGAAGATGCCAATGGTGTCCTCTCGGTCTTCCATCGCTTGTCGTACGTGAAAGACAAGCTGCTGGAGCGAGGCAGCTTGGTAGCTGCCTCTTGTGCAGGAGAAATACGGGCCGTTGTCTTGGTAGGTGCGGATGGTAGTGATCATTGCCACTGTGGAGAAAGTGAAGGAACAGAAAGAGACCAGCCAGGGAGAAGTTCTTGAGCAGAGAGGATGGCATGAGCCTTGTCCCTGGCTAGTAATTGAAGCCTGCGTTGCTGCTTTTGATTATTGGCAACAATGGTGAAGGGAATCATTCCGGCAATTGCTCGTCTTCAAACTCAACATCATGAGCAAGCTGCTTGAGCTGATCTAAAGCTGCCTGGATGACATAGCCCCTGCTAACTGAGCTTTCATCAAGCAGCTCTTCCAAAGCTCTAATTTCATCATGCAGGTCTTCAACGGAAGAGAATGTGCGCGCTGCGTAAGGCACGCCATATTCATCTTCAGAAACGAAAGAAACGGGAAATGCCATGATTAGAGATGCTCCTCAATAAGACTTGCTAGTTCTTCAAAGCTTGCTCCTTCATCGTTCCAAGAAGTAACGTAGCAACCAGCAAGGTAAGGGTTGGGCACATCAAGCCCTGCCCATTGCTGCACTGATAAAGGCAAAATACCTCCTTCGGTTTCAAAGCTGTAGCAGCCACCAACATCATGGTGCCATTGTTGATTCGTCTCCTTGATATAGAGATCAGTCAGCACGCCAAGGCAGCAGAATCTGCCATTGCTGCAAAGGTTTTCTCTACCTTGCTGGTATTTGCCAGAACGAAGGGCTTTGGTCCAGGCTTGCTTGATGGAAGGGTTCATGATCAGCCGTTGATGATGGAATTGAAATACTGTTCAGCTTCCCACTTGTGGTCAAAGATGCCGTAGGAAGTGGTATGGATGGAAAGCTCTGTAATGCGTTCCCAGCCGTATGCTTCCCACTTTTGGGAACCATCGGCACACAGATACTGCTGAATGCCATAGCCACTGTGTTGTGCTTGGCGGTCAGCCTCAAGCTTCGCAAGGTATGGATCTTGGCGGTGACCTTCGTAGGGGCGGTGCATGGTTTGGTTGCGAACAAGAGAACAATAATTTGGAAGGGGCCGTAATCGGCCCCGCCATAACAATGCTTAACAGAAGGCAGTGCGACCATTGGAATAGGCCCACCACTGCTTTTTGCCTTCGCTGGCCTCTTGCTCCCATGCTGCCCACTTCTCAGGCAGGGGCTCGGAGACAATGCGAGTGCCAGCAGGCACTTTGATGGGGCCACTGAGCGTAGAAATGGTCCATTGGTCCATCACGGGACCATTGATGTACCAGGTTTGGCACACGTGGAGAAGACCAATCAGCTCGAGAGAGCGAGGATCCTCGGCGCCAGCTCTCTGCTGAGTAGGGAAGGGTTGGTGCCAGTTGGGCACAGTGATCGTGAGCCTGACGCGCTCCAGCCCCTCGAATTTGGTCCAGTAGCCAGGACCAGTGAGCTGCTCGACTGTGTGGTTGATGATTGCCATGGTTGGTTTCTCAGGGGGGCATCGCTGCCCATGCGAAGAACAATACAGCATGGCAGGGCCTCTATCGAGGCCTGTTACAAACCTTCATAAAGGCTCTCAATGCGAAAGGGCCGGAGCCGGCCCATGCGGAGAGCAGTTTCCTTCACAAACTGCTGGCTATTGGTTTTAGTGTTTTTGATCTTATGCAGGCCAGTTTCTGTGATTTTCACGACGGTGTATTCGCCTCTCCATTGTTGGAAGCCTGAATCGTAGAGATCAACGAGGGTTCCAATGGGAAAAGGCATGATAAGATGAATGCTCCCAACAATTTCTTTGTGGGGCGTTACCAGCGATGGAGCACGCTGTGAGGGCTAGGCCTCGTGAAGCCTAGCCCAGCTCTTCATCGTTGCTGGTCGCAAATACCAGCGAGCATTTCGCCAACATATTGATGAGCTTCACGCAGCTTCTCGAGAGCTGCTTGGCGCTCATCACGAGCCTTATAGAACGCGCCATCGGGCTGCGGATAGTAGTCTCTGCCATTAAGCGTGGCAACAGCGAGCGCATCAATAGCTTTGTCGATGGCATCGTAAGCAGCAGCGTATTCATCACGCAGTGTGGTGAAGCCAGTGCCATTGAGATGGATGGTGGGAATGGTGGTCACAGGAGGAAGCGCAAACAAGGGAACAATACAAAAAAAGGCCCCGTTTTCGGGGCCTGTTACAAAGCTTTACAAATTCAATTCGTGACGGTAACGATCAATGAATCCAGCCGTCCCTGCTCCAAGCACAAGAAACTTGTTGGAAATATAACCAGCAGGTAGCATTGGTCCTCCATTGCTCGCCACTTCTAGATCCCATGCTACAGAGTCTGGAATTACCTCGTCTGCAGACAACTCATGCAGCCATTTGAGGCCTGTAGCTTTGGCTATGGGCCGAGCTGCGGATGTCCCAGTTAACACTACAGAACACCCTGTTTTTAGAGCAGCAAGAATTTGCTGAATGCCTTTTTTATCCAGCTCTTTTTGTTTAAGACCTGGATAAATGATTAAACGGGAAGGCTGATTGAGTCCTTCTGGTGTGCCATATAAAGCCCCAAGCTTCTGCTTGCGGATCTTTGCTTGTCCCATGTGATTAAAAGGTTTTAAGGGATGCGATGATTGAAAGCTTTTCGCAGTATAAATTCCAGTCGCGTTTTGATGAAGTAGGAACACAGCAGTCGCTATAGAGAAAGATCATTGACTCTCCTTGAACAATACCTCTGCCATTCCAGGACAAAGTTTTTACCGTGCTTTCACGAATTGCTTTAATGCGACTGGTCAATGGCACGGCCGAATAATCAACATGTACACGCGAGTCCAGTCCCAATGGCTTGTAATGGCGATTCAATGCAATCCATCCACCATTGTCGTCTTCCACCTTGGCGATCACGTAAGGCATCCAAATAGCGCGAAAGTTATTCATGCTAGAGATGGTGTAGATGATTTTTGATTTTTACCAAGATGAATAGCGAGCAGTTTAAGAGGGTCGTTTTTGCAGCATCCCCTGTAATTTGACTCTGGTTTAAGAATAACTTGGATGGCATAAACAAGATCCTTTAATTCTTGCTCATTGATTCTCCCTGCATAATGTAAAATCCAGTCAAGGATTTCAAACGCATCCACACAGCGCTCAAGGTCTACATAGCGATGTGGATGACGCTTACATACCAAGCAGTCGCCTTCAATTTTCCATGTGCCAAAATCTTTGAGCGGCCGAGTAAAAATCGTGCTTCCAGAGTAGTTAGTCATTCAATTAAAAGAGAGCGAATTCGGAGGGAAGCTTGCCTTCGTCGACAAGTTGATTTATGTACTTGTGGACGGCAAGACGAATAAAAGCATTGCGATTTGTGCCAATTTTATTTGCGGCATCTTGAAGGAGCTGCTTTTCTTTTTCTTTTATGCGAAAAGTGAGCGGGTTTGTGCGAGGCATCCTTGTAAGCAAAGGTGTTTGCAGTGGTAATCTAATTGGTAACGTTGGCGCATAGGGCAGCAACCATATTGGCTTCGCCTGGTTTAGCGCCTTTTGCCACGGGACTGCGCCAGCCCTGCCATTGCTTATCTTGGAGCACATTCACTTTGAGCAAAGGGCAGCTCACTGCAATTGGCACAGGCGTTTGAGCGCTTTCATCTTTGCATTGGCGAGTGGTAGTCCTCACGCCATCGGAAGAGAGCTTCCAGGAGCCCCATGCGTAGTGGCAATCGCCGAACTTACGCTCAATGGCAGTTTGCCCTTCTTTGATGATGCGCTCCAGGAGTGCTTCTTCTTTGGTGGGAGCTTGTTGCTGCACGGGGGGCAGTTCGGGCAGGGCAGTTGCGAGAAGGAGAGAAAGCATGGTTTTGGGAAGAATCAGGAGGAAAGGGAACGCTTAATAAGGCTTTCAACGTTTCTTAGGAAACGCTTGTCTAAAGTGCTTTTGCTTGTGCAAAATATTCTGCCTGAGGGATGCTTAAAAACATAATGTTTCTTTTCGCGTTGAAGAACAAAGCCGTATTTTGCTGCCAAGGCAAATACTGCTCGTCTGTTATCTTTCGTGCCCATTAAAGCACTTTCCAGATGTCATCTTGCAAAGCATTTGCAAGCGTAATTAGCAAGTCTTTCTTGTCTTTATGAGCGGGCTTATTAGCGCGGGAAAGAATAAAGTTGCGAGCAGAAGAACGATCATCGGCGCTGTAATCTTTCCATTTGTGGCGGGCATTGTCAGAAACCATTCTTGCAATGGCTTGTTGCGTTTTCGTGAGAACCATGATTCAGAAGACGAGGGTTTGACCGTTGGCTTTGATGCTTACCACGCGCTCACAATCAAACGAACGCCAAGCACCTTCTCCTTCCTTGCGAGCAATGGAGAAATCACGACAGCGGACAATGCTGGGCTTCTTTACTGCCGTGCCAGTGCCTTTAATTTCCTTGGTGTCCCAAGGATTGAACTGAAGCTTGCGAATGGAACCATCAGCCTTGATGAATTCCACTGAAACAATGCTGTGACCAGCATTGAAAATGAACTGTTTGATTTTGTTGGTTTTGTCCATGAGGAGCTGTCGCCAGCGAAGGAACGAGGAAGAAAGGGGGAGCCTCTTGCGAAGCTCCTTTCCCATCGACCGAGGGGACTGTAGACCTATTTGGTTTGGCTGTCAAGCTTTGCCACGGGGAAGCCATTGGCAATGCGACAGTAGCGTTCGGGATGGAGCTGCAGGCATTTGTCAAGGCCCTCCTTGTTGGCCATTACGTTAGGGGAGGCGACAATGGCAAATGCGCCAAGTCCAATGACCAGGCTTACCAGCAGGAAAGAAGCTGTGTCTTTCATAGTCTTGAGATGCAGATGGAAGCTTCGCCTTGAGAAGGGGAAGCGATGCGAGCAAAGCTGCCGTAGGACAAGTCCAAGATTCGGCCTCCGTAGTATGGACCGCGATCAACGACTGTCACTGTCACTGACTTTCCATTGTTACGGTTCTTCACACGCAGTCGCGTGCCGAATGGAAGCCAAGGGTGTGCGGCAGTCATGGAATAGGCATCGAATGTGGAGCCGCTTGCAGTGCGCTTGCCGTGATAGCCATCTGAAATGCCGTAGTGCGAGGCGTAGCCACATTCGAGGGCCGCTTGCGCTTGTAAGGGGCAAAGCAGCAGAAGGGAAAGAAAAAGACGTTTCATCAATTAGTACGAAAGAACTAGAGAGGGCCATGTCGTCTCCGACAAGGCAATGCCCATTGTGCCATGAAACGGGCGGTTAGTGCCGAGCGGACAAAGCGTGTTATGATTCTTGAGCACTCGGTCCTGGCGGCTTAATTGCTGCTCTCGTCTTCGGGCGAGCCGTGAGGGTGGACGCCTCTGATGATGCGGGCAAAGCCGCATGGCTTAGCCAAGGAGTTATACATGGTCTCCTGAGAGGCGTGTCATCTCCCTTGTATCTTTAGGGAAAGGGGCATCGGAGGGTGTGAAGAGAAGGGGCTGTAAGGCCCCTTTTCTTGTGCCTATGCTTAAAGAGCTGGGAGATTGTCATGAAGCTTTCTGCAGAGCAAGAAAGGGAAAGACTGAAGCGATGGATGGCAAGCGGGGAAGTTTACGATCCGCGCAACGAAGATACATACGACACTTGGGACGTAGGGATGGAGCCTCTTCCTGGCGATCGTTCTTGGGCAAAGAAAAAGCCCCTTGAGGGGCTTTATCAGGATTCTTGATAAACGGCGTTTATTGAGAATCCCGATAATTTGACAAGAACCAAAAGGATCTAGCTACTGAGCCTCAAGCTCATCGGCCATGTCAAGAAGGAAGTCGCAACACTGAATAGCGTCCCAATCCACAAGGAAATTCTCAGCAGCAGCGCGAAGGGCAACAGCAAGGCAACCTTGTCCTGTGTGACTTGTGCGGAAAGCATCCAACACTGCTTGTGTGGCAGGTGAAAGTTCAGTCATTTGTCCAGTTCCTTGACAAGTTTCTTGAGAGCTTTGAACTCTCCCCATGTCAGCTTGAAAGATTGATCGCCATGAGCGCTTAAATGAACGTCAAAGCCTTCACCATTGTTCCATAGAACCACTTCGATAAAGTCGTGATCTTTGGCTAAGTGATCAAACTTTTTTAAAGACGCAAATGCTGCGTCGAGTTTGTAGAAGGTGATGTCGGTCATAAGTGGGTCTGATTACTGGAGTTCAATCTCGTTAGCAATGATGAGAATCTCGTAGAGAGCATCCTTGTAACCATCAACGTAGCTTTGGTGAACGTAGCTGATGTCTTCGATGGTTTTCTCTGGAGCCACTTCATTCACGGCAGCACGCAGGGCGGCGGCAATGTGCAACTGCACGATTCGAGACCCAGCGCAGTTGCTGGCAGTAATTACCGCCTGCGCGGCGGAGGAAAGTTCGGACATGGAAGTTGAGACGGGTCGTGAGGGGCAAGTATTAGCTGATACCTGTTTTCAGGTAATACATGCTGATACCTGCCGTGTGCTACAGTGCTGGGGCTGATCAGAAAGCAGCAAAGCGACTGGGGTGAGATCCAGTTGCAGGGGCGGTGGGGGTGACATCCTGCCGCTTTTTAATGCTTTTAACAACTAGAAGGAAATACGACAATGCTGTCGGGAAGTTGCTCTAGTGCGCGGCGGATGGTGTCCCAGTCCTTGGGTGACGGCCGCCATCCGTCTTCGTGCTGCTCAACGAGCGCTAGCGCCTGCTCCTTCAAGCTTGGCGGCTTGGGGCGGCGGCGGGCGCGGAGTTCTAGCGCAAGACTTTCGCGAAGATCGCGGGCAAAGCAATGGCAGCACGCCTCCAGCTCAGTGTCTGCACCCCATTGGGCGGCTTGGGTGGCTACATCAGTTACCCACTGGTCAACAGGCATCGCCCTGGCGCCAAGAAACCACTGCTGCACCAGCTCCGGCGGTGGGGTGATTGGGTGTTTGTTGTCAGTCATCGAGCTGCTCCAGAGCGTGACGTAGTGCTTGGTATTCAGGGTCAACTATGCGCCGTGATTCAATCAAGGCTTTAAGAACCTGTAGTGCTTCTTCTTTTGGAGATGGCGGTTTGGGGCGACGGGCGGCGCGGAGTGACGGGATTAGGTCGGCATGAGTCGCTAGGTTTTGCCAGTGCAGCCACTCGCAGCACGCCTCCAGCTCCTGATCAGCGCCCCAGCGAGCAAAGCGTGTGGCGATGAACTGCTCATAAGTCATTTCCGCCGGGGTGAATGGATTGCTGCGCAGAAAAGCCTGCACCAGCTCAGGCGGCGGAGTGATCGGAGAAGAATCTTGATTCATGATTAGATGGAAGTGATGAGACGATAGCGCTTCAGGATTTCCTCCTGCTCTTTCTCTTTCCAATACTGGAGCCTGCGTTCAAGCTTTGCAGTGGCAAGCTGCATTACGCTTCGCTTGTCATGGTCCCAGTCAAGCTCAGAATGACTGGCCAAAGAATTGTTCGTAGGCATGAGAGAAAGCGCGAAATTTCCT